CAAGAGCACCAGAACGAAGAATATTCTATATTGATGTAGGTAACTTGCCCAAGCAAAAAGCTGAGCAGTATCTAAAAGATATTATGACAAGATATAAAAATAAGCTTGTATATGATGCCTCGTCCGGTGAAATTAAAGACGATAGACGACATCAATCGATGTTAGAAGATTATTGGCTTCCACGAAGAGAAGGTGGAAGAGGAACGGAAATTTCTACTTTACCTGGTGGACAAAATCTAGGTGAAATGGAAGATGTTGATTATTTCAGAAAGAAATTATATCAATCATTAAATGTTCCTTTATCCCGATTAGAAGCTGATACACCTTTTGTATTAGGTAGAGCATCTGAAATTAGTAGAGATGAATTAAAATTTTCAAGATTTATTGATAGAATTAGAATAAGATTTTCGCATCTGTTTTTTCAAATAATGGAAAAGCAATTGATTCTTAAAAACGTTATTCATACATCTGAATGGCCAAAATTAAGAGAAACTATCAGATTTAATTATGCACTGGATAACCACTTTGCAGAATTAAAAGAACAAGAATTAATGGCTGATAGATTAAATATGATGAGAGACGTAGAAGAATTAGTTGGAAATTATTATTCTAAGCAGTTTGTTAAAGATAAAATTCTTAGACTTACACCAGAAGAACAAAAGAATATTGAAAAACAGATTAAAAAAGAAGAAAAAGAAGCTGAATCAGATGGGGATCAATATCCACCGCAAACAGGAATGCCTCCTGCGGTTCCACCAGTTAATAAAATTAATGTACAACCTGGAGCGGATCCAAGTGGTGGAGCATTTACACCGGCAGATCAGGGTTTGGCAACATCTCAAGGAATGCAACAGGCCCAAGATGAAGTACAACCAGAATTGCTAGCAGGGGAAAATATATTAACGCTAAATAAGAAAAGAATATATGGTGGAAAATAACGGTAGAGAAATTATAGCAACAATTATTGATGATATTGTTGCAGGTAGAGATTACAATGCAATGACTTCAGTTCAGGATGTATTACAAAAAAATACTTCTGGAAGAGTAACAGATTTTAAAAAAGATCAAGCAGAAACAATGTTCAAGGAAAAGAAAGATGTTTAAATACGATAGTAAAACATTTTTACCATCAGATCAACGCGAACGTGAAATAACGAATGATGATTTTAAACAATTGTGGGAACAAGAGTTAAATGAAATCAGTGATGAAGAAAATCCTGAATTTATGTTTCAAACAATGCATATGAAACTTGTGTTGGCAATAGCAAATGGAAAAATTAACGCTAAAAAGGCAGCATTAGAAGAATTAGCCAATCGAGGTTATGATAAAAACGGCAAATGGGTTGGATGGGATGAAGATCCAGCACAAACCGCCCAAACTGCCAAAAAACGTGTAGGCGCTTTCCGCGCAATGCAAAAGAAGAGATTCGTATAAATAAAACTATACACTTTAGGAAATAAATATGAAATTACTTGCAGCAAATACAGTTAGTACGGCAACAAATTTAAGCCTAGGTAATGCTACTGCCGTAGCCGTAACTACTACCGCCGTTACATTAATTACTGTCATAGATAATACTGGAACAGCAGACGGCACAGACGGCACTGTAGTTGGTTCTATTTCATTACCAGCGGGTGTAACACAAGTTATTCAAAAAGATGCAGATCAGTATATTAAAGCCAGTGTTACAAATGCACAGTATACACCGGTTGCAAGAACAGGTTATTAAGGAAAACAAATGAAACTAATTTGCGAAGTAAATGAAGAAATAGAAACTCTGATTGAAGCAGAGGGAGACAAAAAAGGTTATTTCATTAAAGGTGTTTTCCTTCAAGCAGAACAGAAAAACAGGAATGGTCGCATATACCCTATGGAAACTATGGCGAAAGAAGTTGATCGTTATAGTAACCAATATATTAAAACAAATAGGGCTTTTGGCGAACTAGGTCATCCAGATGGACCCACCATTAATCTGGAAAGAGTTTCACACATGATTAAAGAGTTGAAGCAGGATGGCCCCAATTTTACGGGTAAGGCGAAAATCATGGAAACTCCCTACGGGAAAATTGTTAAGAACCTAATTGACGAAGGTGCGAAGTTAGGTGTAAGTTCCAGAGGAATGGGTTCTCTGAAAACTGCAGGTGGTGCACAAATTGTGCAAAACGATTTTCATCTTGCAACGGCTGGTGATATTGTTGCAGATCCCTCCGCCCCCATGGCTTTCGTAGAAGGCATAATGGAAGGCAAGGAATGGGTTTGGGATAACGGTATTTTAAAAGAAGCTGAAGTACAAGAAATTAAAAACGTAATAGTTAAAGAATTTGCTAAGAAAACAAAGGACGAATCGGTTTACGCTGACTCCTTTGAAAAGTTTTTATCAAAGCTTTAATTTTATAAATATATACAGTAACTAAAAAATCATAGGAGATTGTAAATGTCTGAACAAGAAACTGTCCAAAAGCAGCAGTCTCTTGCCAATAGTGTGAACGAACTAGAGACTTTAGCTCAACAAGCATTGGAATTAGATGGCGAGGCAAGGGAAGAGCTCGTTGAACAGATTAAAACACGATGCGAAGAAGAGGGTCTGTCTTCCCAAGAGACTGATGAGCTATTGGAAGAGATAGGTCTTGTTCAGGAAGCACGAGTGGTACAAGAGGCTGATAACAAACCTAAAGCTGGAAAGGGCGAATCTGCTGAAAAAGTAGAAGGCGACCATGGTAAGGAAAATCCAGATCCAAATCAAGTAAAAGGATCCGGAACCGCTATGGGCAACCCAGTTAAGGGAAAAGCAAAAAATAACGATAAGGGTGAATCAATGGAAAAGGTAAAAGAAGATTTATTGCCTAAAACAAAAGCCGGTATGATGGCAGCTGTTTATGAGAAATTAGGGAAACTGAAGAAAGATCAGATTTCTTCTAATTACGAATCCATTCTAAAATCCTTAGAAATAGTAACAGAAGGCACAGAAGAGCCTACTGATACAAAGCCAATTGACGTCGCTGATGATATCAATGCATTAACCGAAGGTGAAGAACTTTCTGATTCTTTTAAAGAAAAAGCAAGTACTATTTTTGAAGCCGCGGTGCAAGCTAAAGTTAATTCAGTAATTATTGAAAGAGAGCAAGAGCTCGAAGAAAAAATGAAAGCTCAGCTCACTGAAGAGATTGACGAATATAAAGAAGAACTAGTTAATAAGGTAGATAGCTATCTTAACTATGTTTCTGAAGAATGGGTCAAGGAAAATAAACTTGCCATTGAAAAAGGAATCCGTACAGAATTAACGGAAGGATTCTTAGTTGGTCTTAAAAATCTATTTACTGAACACTACATTACAATCCCGGAAGAGAAAGTTGATGTTGTAGACGATCTATTTACAAAAGTAGAAGGTCTTGAAGAACAACTCAATGATCAAATTCAGAAAAATGTAGAAGTTCAAACAGAACTTACCAAGTTTAAAAAAGAAAAGGTCTTAGGCACTATTACAAAAGACTTGACTGAAACCCAAAAAGAAAAAGTAGCGGACTTAGCTGAAAATGTTGAAGCTGACAATGCAGAGGACTTTGAACAGAAGGTTGAAGTACTGAAGGAAAATTATTTTCCAACAGAAGACAAAAAAGTCGCAATGGTCGAAGACGTAGAAACATCAAGTGATGATGAATCCACTCCAACTAAATTACAAGAGGGAATGGATAAATACATGTCGGCTATTTCACGACAAGTTAGATAATAATAACAACAACAACTTTTTTAGTAGTTTATAATAAAACATTTAGGAGATTAACAATGTTTTTATCTGAAAATTTACAAGAGAAGTGGGGTCCTGTTCTTGACCATCCTGATCTTCCTCAAATCAAAGACTCTTACCGAAAAGCTGTTACAGCAGTTCTGTTAGAGAATGAGGAGAAGTCGATCCAGGAAGAAGGCGGTTCTTCACTTTTATTTGAGAGCTCTCCTACGAACCAAGTTGGTGCCGGTATGGGTACCACAGCTGGAAATATCAAGGGTTATGACCCAGTACTTATTTCTTTAGTTCGCAGAAGTATGCCTCTCTTAATCGCATACGATGTTTGTGGTGTTCAACCTATGACTGGTCCGACTGGCTTAATTTTCGCCATGAAGTCCCGTTATGCAAGTCAGACTGGTTCAGAAGCACTTTTCAGTGAGTCTGATTCCGGAGTATCTGGATTGAAAGCTGGTGGAACTTCCGCTCATACATCAAATGGTAACCCAGCGGCTGCCGCTTCTAGTTCAACTGCATATCTCCCAGGTCGTGGAATGACTACGACTACAGGTGAAGCACTTGGCGATTCGGCTGCAAACGCTTTTGCTGAAATGGCCTTCTCAATTGATAAGGTAACTGTTACAGCGAAAACACGTGCTCTCAAAGGTGAGTACACGATGGAATTGGCACAAGACTTAAAAGCAATTCATGGTCTTGATGCTGAAACTGAACTTTCTAATATTTTAAGTTCAGAAATTCTGTCGGAGATTAACCGCGAAGTTATCCGAACAATTTACGGTAACGCCAAAACTGGTGCCCAAACCAACGTAGCCTCCGCCGGTACATTCGATATGGATGTCGATTCAAACGGTCGCTGGATGGTTGAGAAATTTAAGGGTCTCATGTTCCAGATTGAGCGCGAAGCTAATGCAATCGGGCACGACACACGTAGAGGAAAAGGGAATATCCTTATGACTTCTTCGGATGTTGCTTCCGCACTGCAAATGGCAGGAGTGCTTGATTATCAATCTGCCGTTCCAGGTGGATCGTTGAATGTTGATGATACACAATCAACTTTTGCTGGTACTCTTAATGGTCGTTACAAAGTATATGTTGATCCATATGCAACTATT